TGATGACAGATAGTTCCGCCCCCAGACAGTTTAATGACATGACGGTCAATGCAGCCTCAACACTTGAGGCTCCCATTATTGCACTCAGCACCATTCAATACCTTAGCAAAACGCTTAGGGCAAGTCTGGTTGCCAAAATGCCGCACAACTTCAAAACCATTTTCTGTGTAGATGATGCCTACAACAGTAGCATCAGGCCTCAAAGTCCAAATCGCTGTAGCATACTTAATAGACTGCGAGACAGCTTTGTGATAGCGAGAAATCTTTCCCTTCACAACCTTAGTCTCAACAGTAACAATAAACTTGCCACACACATAGACCAAATCAGGACGCCCAAGATTAGAAATCATGATCGGTTCATCATAAAGAGTAGGTGTTCCAAACATTAGAACAACTTCCCTTTTCAAAGCTTCTTCCTCCTCATTTACATGAGTACCAGATTGAGGAACATATTTATCCTTCCATTCCTCAACACGAGTAGCGTAATCTTTATCCAAATCACGCACAGTTAAGCCAGCCCTCATAGCGATTTCTCGCATCTGAGAACGACGCAACTCAAATTTTTCTTCACCATGGAAAAACCATTCACGCAAAGCTCCTTCAATATTCATAGCCGAAACATCACGAGGTGAAACAACCTTAGATTTCAAAATAGAGTGTAAAGATTTGAAAATACTTGATTCACAAAGCATTCCCACATAAACGCCCAAATCCTCATCAAAGCGATCAGTTCTCTTTAGAAATTCAGCTTCATACCTATTCATAAAAGGAACGGGATCTGACTCCTTATCAGGCATGGTAAATTTCATGTCATTGGCTTCCATATAGTTAGCCATAGAGACATGATTAAACTTATCATACCCAGGTCTGACACTTCCCTTAGCATCATCTCCATAAGTGGCCAAAGCTACTAAATCTCTAAAGCGCGCAGGCCTTCCAAGATTCAATTTAGCTCCAATCGCTTTCAATTCTTCCTTAGAATAAGCAGAACGAAAACTCAATCTATGCAAAAGAGAATTATCAACACTATTGATATAAACGGTCATATTTTGGCCAGAAGGATTAGTTCCCAAAAACCTCATTAAAGTACCGTTATAAGCAATCAAAGGTGTACACACTTCATGTGCAATCACAAACATCCTCTTAATGTCCCGCTCAGAATAATTTCCTGACCTCATAGCCAACTTAATCATAACAGCAAAAGCAGCCAATGTCAATTGGGCAGGCATCCTAAGATCATACTTAGAGTAATCTCCAGCAATGATCCTATCATCACCAAACTTAGCCATATGCTCAGACAATTCATTCCATTCAGGACCAGAGGAATTAATGCCAACAGCACATTCAGAAACCAAAGGGTTCATAGAAATGAATCTTCCAATAGGCAAAAAATATTTCCTAACCAAAATCTGAAGAGCAACAGGCGCAGCCTGGAACACTCTAACCTTATCCTTCGACAATTTTGTAGGTTCATCCTTCAACGAAGCTCCAAAGATCTGATTAAGACTACAATCTTTATCAGCTAACTCATAAAGTCTATCAACCTCATCCCAAATCTCTTTGGTAAAGGTACGAGGACAAGAATGGTCTTCCGTCGGTTCCAAATCAATCAAATGGTTCCTCTTAGGACCATTCAACGGATAGCCCATAGAGGTTCCAGCAGGCATAGCGTCAATAAAACGCTTTCCATCGATTCCCGAAACGATCTCAATATCTGTCAAGGGCCTCATATCCTCCTTCCACAATTTGGTTTGATTGTCAAAACATTCATACAATTCAGCCAAGTAATCTTCCATGGCAGCATCTACCTCCTTAGGATCAAAACCTATAGAAGGCTTAGAACACACTTCCAGTGAAGCAAACCAGGGCTTCCAAACGCCACTATCAATTTTTCCATCGGCTCTAACCACAGGATTAGTGAATTTAGGCGCTCCCCATTCATTGGGCACACCACACACTTCTTCTACCAACGCAGAAATTGGCGTCTCAATGACATCAGAATGGTACGTACTTCTACCAGTAATGGACCCATAAACGACCAAATCACAATCTCCAGTAATGAAATTGGTAGGACATTTACGGTGAACACCTGGCTTCACAGCAATCATCTTATTATAGACTTCATCCTCAACATCACACGCCTGGGGACCAGGCAAAAAGGCAGAACTCTTCTTATACAGCATAGAAATCGCCTTTTCAATTTCAGGTCTAGTCAAAGACATTCCACATCCACGTGGAGTGTCAGAAACTCCTCCAATGTGCACTCCAAGAATGGCACTCTTTCCATTTTGTGTAATAATAGGTGACATACACATACCATTGAAGGTATTCATTCCATTCAAAGTATAGTGGGAACCAGCAAAATTAGTAAAACCATTATGCAAAGCATCCACATACTGCCAAAACAAATCAGTGGTAAAACCACTACGATCTGGTTTCAATCCA